TACAATGCGGCTTCAGATGGCTTATTCACTCTTGCCACCCCTGTGCTCGCTGGGCTTGGCACTCCTACAAAACAATTCAGCAGTTGCGTTCTTATCCGTAGCGATGATGATCTTGATAGTATATTTGCCAGCGGAGAGATGATGGCTAAATATGCCAGTAAACGTGCTGGTATAGGACTTGAGATAGGACGCCTTAGACCATTAGGTAGTCCGATAAGAGGCGGCGAGATCATGCATACTGGTATGATTCCTTTCTTAAAGAAATGGTTTGGTGATCTACGTAGTTGTAGTCAAGGTGGAATACGCAATGCTAGTGCCACTGTTTTTTATCCTATTTGGCATTATCAGTTTGATGATCTTGTTGTTCTCAAGAATAATCAAGGCACCGAAGAAACAAGAGTTAGGCATATGGACTATGGGGTAGTACTATCGGCCCTATTCTGGCGTAGATTCAAAAACAAAGAAAACATTACTTTTTTCGACCCTAACGAAGTGCCAGACCTCTATGAAGCATTTTATAGAGACACTGGAATATTTGAAGAATTGTATGTTAAATATGAGAACACACCAGGTCTACGTAAAAAGACTATAAGTGCCGAGGAAGTATTTAAGGGAGGCATACTTAAGGAACGAACTGATACAGGACGTATATACCTTGTGTACATAGATAATGTTGTAAATCAAGGCCCATTCGATTCCTTGCATCATCCCATATACCAAAGTAACTTATGCTGTGAAATCCTGCTTCCGACACGCACATTCAAACGACTTGATGACCCAGAAGGCCGCATCGCTCTATGCACCTTGGGGTCAATTAACTGGGGAAGTTTCCGCAACCCTGAGGATATGCGCCGTGCTTGCCGTATACTCCAGCGTAGCCTTTGTAACATTCTTGATTACCAAGATTTTCTAAGCATACAGAGTAAGTTAAGCAATGATGAAATACAGCCATTAGGTATTGGTGTAACTAACTTGGCCTATTGGCATGCAAAACGTGGCTTAAAGTATGGTGAAAAGGATGCTCTAGCAGAAGTTAAGAGTTGGATGGAACATCAAGCCTACTACCTAACTGAAGCCACAGTAGAGTTGGCCAAGGAACGTGGCGCCTGTAAAGATAGTCGTTTAACTTATTATGGCAGAGGCATCTTCCCTTGGGAACGTAGAGCCAAAGGTGTAAATGAACTAACCAACTTTACTCCAGAACTTGATTGGGAGCCACTACGTGAACAAATGAAGCAATATGGTGTACGCAATGCTACACTGATGGCCATTGCTCCTGTTGAATCAAGCAGTGTTGTTATTAATAGCACAAACGGGATTGAAATGCCAATGTCGCTTATCTCAACAAAAGAAAGTAAGGCTGGAAGTTTTACACAAGTTGTTCCAGAGTATCAGAAACTCAAAAACAAATACCAATTAATGTGGGAACAAACAGATTGCGCAGGATATATTAAAACTGCGGCCGTTCTAGCCGCTTATGTTGATCAAAGTATTTCAACCAACACATTCTATAATCCTGCTCACTTTATTGATCGTAAAGTTCCCACAACCTTGATAGCTAAAAATTTGATGCAGGCCCACAAATGGGGCATAAAGACTTTTTACTACAGTTTAATTAATAAGGCAGGAAGCAAAATGACAGAAACACACGAACCAAAAACTAATGGATTTCATGCATTAGAAACTAGTATAGAATTGGTGGAATTAGAAGAAGACTGCGAAAGTTGTAAATTATGAGCCAAGCACAATACGATCTAACACGCCCAACTGACTACTTACAAAGGAAAATGTTTTTAGATCCAAAAGGACCAGTAACAATACAAAGATTTGAAGAGGTTAAGTATAAAAAAATTGCTGACTTCGATCAAACAGCACAGGGGTTTTTTTGGAGACCTGAAGAGATAAGCCTTACGAAAGACTCAGGCGATTTCAAGGATGCAAGTGATGCTATTAAACATATCTTCACTAGTAATCTATTAAGACAAACGGCCTTGGACAGTTTACAAGGTCGTGGACCTGCACAGGTTTTTACTCCTGTAGTGAGTTTGCCTGAACTGGAAGCATTAATGTATAATTGGAGTTTCTTCGAAACTAATATACATAGCCGCAGTTATAGTCATATCATTCGCAACATTTATAATGTGCCTAAGGAAGTATTTAATACTATTCATGATACTAAAGAAATCGTTGATATGGCAAGTAGCGTAGGCAAATATTACGATGAATTGCATAGAATAAATTGCATTAAAGAGACTAGTGAACATGGGTTCATTCCCATATCGGAATCAACACACATTAAAGCGATTTGGTTAGCACTCAATGCTAGTTACGCATTAGAAGCATTCCGCTTTATGGTATCATTTGCTACAAGTTTAGCAATGGTAGAGAATAAAATTTTTATTGGTAACGGTAATATTATCAGTTTGATTCTTCAAGACGAACTGCTACACAAAGGATGGACTGCTTATATTATAAATCAAGTAGTCAAGGAAGATCAACGATTCGCCCAGGCCAAAGTAGAATGTGAGCAAGAAGTCTATGCCTTATACATGGATGTTATTCGTGAAGAAAAAGCCTGGGCAGACTATCTGTTTAAGAAAGGTCCGGTTATAGGCCTAAATGCAATGATCTTAAAAGACTTTGTAGATTATACTGCGTCAGTTGCACTAAAGGATATCGGAATTAAGTATCATACTTCGCATCCCAAAAGTACGCCTATACCCTGGTTTAACAAGCACAGCGATACCAGTAAGAAACAAACAGCCTTACAAGAGAACGAATCGACTAACTATATTATTGGGGTAATGAGCGATTCAGTCAATTACGAAGAATTGCCCGCAATGTAAGGAAATAATATGGCTAGAATTCACGAAGAAATTATAGTAGTAAAATTAAGTAAGTTACATAAGGAAAAAGAAAGTATTGGAACTTTAGCAGGAGAAGATACTTTAATAAGTTTAGAAGAGGTAGTACAAGAACTTGTGGGGTCAGATATAATAGTAGAAGTGGAGAAAGCAGAATGAAAGCAATACTATGGAGTAAGTATCATTGTCCCTACTGCGATAAAGCCAAAGCATTGTTAAAACTTAAAAACATTGATTTTGAAGAACGTAAAATCGGTGACGGATATACCAAAGAAGAATTACTAGAAGCAGTTCCAAATGCTCGTACTGTTCCTCAAATTTTTATAGACGATAAATTAATTGGCGGGTATACAGAGTTAGAAAAATATTTTAAAGAGGCAGCTTAATGTTATTAGAAAAAACAAAATTTAAAGACGGTGACACAATCACATTAAAGCTTATAAGCGGAGAAGAAGTAGTAGGAAAATTTATAAGCGAAGATATGACCGATATTGTAATTAAAAATCCAGTTATGCTAGCAATGACACAAAAAGGGCCAGCAATGGCTCCTTTTATGATTACAGTTGATTCTGATAAAGAATTTAATATTAGTAAATCAGCAATAATTATCAGGGCACATACTGTTAAAGAAGTTGCGGATCAGTTTACCTTTCAAACTACAGGAATACAACCAGTAAGTGCTGGAAGTATTATTAGATAATGCCTCAAGTAGCACAAAAAAATCAGCAAAGTACGGTGAGTTGCTCCGACGGCTCCCGAGGAGGACAATGTGCAAGTAAACCAACTCGTTGGAATTGGAACAGTGGAATAACTAGTAGTAGTAATACCGGTAGTTCTGATGTGTTTGTTGAGAATGTCGGAGTAGTTAGAAAAAATGACATTATGTCAAGTCATGCTGACGGTGCTCCTTGTGTTACAAGTGCAGTGAATCATACACCGTATTTGAATACATACAGCCCAAATGTTTTTGTTAATAATAGAGAAGTTGGGAGAGTGGGTGATAGATATAATGGGGGCACCGGCTTTAATCATGTTATTACATCTACCCAAAATACTGTGTTTGCCAACGGTTGACAATAAAACAATTATACATTAAAATAATGCTATGAAGATAGCGATAATCGGTGCAGGAATTTCAGGACTCACGGCTGCATATTATTTGGCCCGTGACGGGCATGAAATAGAAATTTTTGAACAAGAATCTTACGCTGCCATGCAGTGTAGTTACGCCAACGGTGCCCAAATATCAGTAAGCAATTCTGAAGTTTGGACAACCTGGTCAAATGTTTGGAAAGCCATAAAATGGCTAGGGAAAAAAGATGCCCCTCTACTCATTCGTCCTAGCCTAAACCCAGATAAAATTATTTGGCTCCTTAAGTTTTTATACCATACTGCCAACAATGACTATGCTAAAAATACTGTAGAGACTATTAGGTTAGGTATAGAATCAAGAATTCTACTTGACCAATTAGTCAAGGATGAGCATATCCAGTATGATGAGAAGAAGAAAGGTATTCTTCATATCTATTCTAACCCAAAGTACTTTAAAAAAGCCTTAGACGTTAAAGAAATGTACGAAGGAAATGGTTGTGAGTGGCAACCTATAACCAGTTTGACAGATATAGTTTCAATTGAGCCGGGATTGAAATACAAAACAGACATTTGTGGTTCAATTTACACTTCCAGTGATTGGACTGGAGATATACATAAATTTTGTATTGAGTTAGCAGATGTTTTAAGTTCTAAGTATGGAGTAAGATTCCGCTTTAACGACTACATCGATTGGCAACAAGCAGAACAAATTTTTAAATCTTATGACAGAGTAGTTATAGCAGCAGGAGTAGGATCAAAAGATTTAGGAGAAGCAGTAGGAGAAACTATTAGGGTCTATCCTGTAAAAGGTTACAGTATTACTATCGAGCTTGAGGATTCTCTTTCTTCTTCAAGTGCTCCACAGGTTAGTTTATTAGATGATGAAGCTAAAATTGTGTGTAGCAGGCTCGGACAACGTTTAAGGATCGCAGGTACAGCAGAGTTTGATGGCTATAATGTAGATATACGACGGAATAGAATAGAACCATTATTAAAATGGACACATAATAATTTTCCAGATATAAACACACATAATTACAGTAGCTGGGCGTGTTTAAGACCTATGACTCCTAACATGATGCCTATAGTAAGACCTAGTCGTAATCCTAAGTATTACTTTCACACAGGGCATGGTCACTTAGGTTGGACATTAGCAGCGAAAACAGCTAAATTATTAGCAGAACAAATAAAAGGAAACAATAATGTCACAAAATAGATTTCAGGATTTTGCCAAACTAGTAGAAGCAATGGAAAGTGATTTTGAAAAATTCTACGATAAAGAAGTTGGAGCAGCAGGTACACGAGTTCGTAAACATCTTCAAGAACTTGCTAAACTGTGCAAAGAAGTTAGAAATGACGTAACAGCAGTAAAAAATGCTCGTAAAGAGGCAAAATAAGTCAACTAAAATTGGGGTAAATACGTTATATACTTATAGGAGTATATTATGAAATACATTTTAGGTTTAGTTACATTTTTATTTTCCTCTGTGGCTTTAGCCGGTCCTCATCATCATGGGCATAGGCATTTTCATCACAGACATTGGCATAGTCCTCCAGTACATCACTGGGTAGTTCCTGCTCTAATCGGCGGAGCAGTGGTCTACGCTGCCACCCGTCCGGATCCAGTTGTAGTTCAACAACCAACTGTAGTATTACAGCCGAACCAAGTTGTTATCGATGGTGTTATCTACAATAAACAAATTATGATTGTAAATGGTATTCAACAAGAAGTTTTAGTGAGGCAATAATGTACAAATATCAACTTTGGGTGCGTATTAATGATTATCAAACTGCCAATACAGTTGTGTGGGCTGAAAACGATTATGCTGCAAAGATGTTAGGCGAGGCACAATACGGTGTAGGTAATGTTTTAAATTATACAAGGATAGATGAATAATGGCTTACTCAGCACAGGTAATTGATCATTATGAAAATCCACGAAACGTGGGTTCTTTTGATAAATCTGATGATTCCGTTGGTACTGGTATGGTTGGGGCTCCTGCTTGCGGTGATGTTATGAAGCTTCAGATCAAAGTAGACGACTCCACCGGAATTATTACAGATGCACGTTTTAAAACTTATGGGTGTGGATCTGCTATTGCTAGCAGTAGCCTTGTTACTGAATGGGTTAAGGGAAAAACTTTGGATCAAGCAGGCACTATTAAAAATACAGCGATCGCCGAAGAACTAGCACTACCTCCAGTCAAAATCCATTGTAGCATCTTGGCTGAAGATGCAATTAAGGCTGCTATAGACGACTACAAGAAAAAACATGATATCACTAACTGAACGTGCCGCAGAAAAAGTAAAGTATAATTTACAAAAACGTGGTCGAGGTATCGGTATTCGAGTAGGAGTAAAGACCACAGGTTGTAGTGGGCTTGCTTATGTGCTTGAATATGTTGATAATCCTGCTGTGACTCGTGACCAGTTTGTCTATGATAATCATGGCGTTAAAGTTTATGTAGACGGTCGTAGCCTAGTATACTTAAATGGATTGGAAATGGATTGGGTTAAACAGGGCCTTAATGAAGGCTTTGAATTTATCAATCCAAATGAAAAGAACAAGTGTGGTTGCGGCGAAAGCTTTAATGTATAAAGCGTGGACGAGGACTGATACACAAGATTGGCTAAACCAAATAAGCAACCGTATCGAAGATATAGACTATTATCTTAGCAGAACAGTAGACTATTGTGAAGAACACGGTATTTGGGATGATATTAAAGTTTTTTCTATAAGTTTCATTGTTATAATATGGGTCTGCCATATGCGTGAAGAAGAAGTCACCAGGCGAGAAATATTAGAAATCTTAGGTTTTGAACATTGGGCAAGTGCAGAAGACAATGTGATGTCTTTAGGAAAACATTTGGAAGGTAAAGATTTCGAGGAAATTCTCCAAATAGTGTCAGAATTCGACGAAAAACTATAGACTTTTGCTGAAATAGAGTATATACTAATACCATATCTAACTCTTTTGGAGAAACTATGAGTATGCATATGGTAGGTCCTTGGTTATCAACCACAGGCAAACGGAAAGGTAAACCAAAATTTAGAAGTGCTGAAGAAGCACGAAAGGCAAGAGAATTGGAAGATAGTTGGAAGGAATTACAGAAGCGATTAGGTGTCGAGGCTGATCAAAAACGTCAGCGTCGTGCTTTATCTGCATCCACGTATGTGCCTCCGAAACTAGCATATCGTGGAGCCAATGAGCCACGTATCCCAAGTCTCAACAACGGTGTAGATAGTGCTCCTGCTATTAAGGCAGCGCAGAAAGTTTATACCGGCACTAAAATTAAGGGCATTGGCACAATGCATAAGAGCAACGCAGTTCCCATCTTTACTGATGACGAAGCCAAAGACATTGCTCATATGCGTCGATAAACTTAATCCTCGCGTAAAGGAGAAAAGATGTTGATACGCATTATCAAAATCCTACTTGTCATTATTGGTTTGACACTTGTAGGCTGGATTGGCTATAAAGTCGTTCAATACAAACTCAATGATAGTAAGGAAATTACAATCAAAATGAGCGCAGTGACAGCAGAAGTTCGGAATAGGCAATTAGAATGTCTCGCCAAAAACATTTATTATGAAGCAGGCGGAGAACCTTTTGAAGGTAAAGTAGCAGTTGCACAAGTGACATTAAACAGAATGGACAGTGGATTGTTTCCTAGTGATCTTTGTAAAGTTGTATATCAAAAGAACGTAGTTTATGAAAAGGTGCTTTGCCAATTTAGTTGGTATTGTGAAAAGCCTAGTTCAAAAGTTCCAAAAAATACTGAAGCATATAAAGAAAGTGAAGTGGTAGCAAGGCAAGTTTTATTAGAAGGATTTCGTTTACCTAGTTTAGAAAATGCTCTTTATTTTCACGCCGTACACGTAAAACCTAATTGGCCGCACCAGAAGGTCGCTACCATAGGCGGACATATTTTTTATAAACATAAGGAGTGACAATGAGTATTGAATCGTTAAAAGATATTTTTAGTGTAGCCAAACTAGCCGATACACTAAGAGAAAATGTGGCTCATTTAAGCGCTGAAACACTGGGATGGATTGCTGTAATTTTGGTTCACATGGCCACCATACCGACTTTGGTAGCAGTGCTTACAGGATTAACTGAAAAATTACCTCCGGTAGATTTAGTTGGATTGGTTTGGTTAGGCTTATTCTTCTTTTTTGTTCGATCAGTTATTGCAAAAGACCTGCTTAATATCATTACTATTGGTTTTGGTTTCTTTGTTCAAGCAATGCTGTGTGCTTTAATCATTTTTAAATAACCAAAATAAATTGACTTAGGCAAGTATAGATGTTATACTTGAGTTGTAGTAAATTAATAACCCACACACACTGAGGATGATATGGCTAAATGGATTTTAATCTTGGCACTGATTATTCTTGCGCCAACTTTTGTTATCAACTTGATGAGTAATGGAATCATGTTTGTTCATAACCAAGGCAAAGCCCTGGGAACAGAAGTAGTTAAAGAAGCAACTAAAACTTATAACGAGGCACAAAAGTGAAAAGATTATTGCTAGTTCCAATTATTGCTAGTCTGACTGCCTGCTCAGGTATGCAAAAAGTTGAAGAACGTAAAACCTATGCTCAACCAGAATGGTATCAAAAATGTGTCCAAAGCGGAACTGAAGGATGGTTTTGGTGGAGCAAAGATTATGTTTATGCTTGCGGAGCAGGGGAAAGTATGTATGCTCAGGCTGCTGAAGAGCAAATGTATGCTATTGCTATGAATAACTTTGCCAAACGTATTAACGGTCGCGTTAATAGTGAAACGGCAATTAAGTTTGACAATGATAAACGTAATACACATACGCATATTGCTTACAAAGTAACCGACACTACCGTAAGACAACATATCCAGAGCGAACAAGGACGTTTCACAATGGCTGGTCGTCATTATACCTTTGTCCGTCTCAAAATGTCTAAAGATACTTTTGATCGCTTAATTGAAGAAAATCGTGTTAAGTAAATTTCGGCCAATGCAGTTTAATCCATTATTCAACCTTAGAAGTCCCTATAAGGTAGGAAGATATAATTGGATCATGCGATCAAGTTGGTCTATCAACGGATACCTGCATAAGGTGCATAGTGTTTTACATTATAAAAGCAGACATGCACCTTATCCTGTTCGTAAGAAATGGCAAAAAATTACTGATATATTTGAAAAGAAACATCATAAAATCATATGAAAAAGTCTCTTTTACTTTTAGTTGTAATTCTGGCAGGATGTAGTTCTGCCCCTAAGCAAACTGTTCAGGCTCCCTACTGTTATACTAATCAAGATATTAAGGTGCAAAATGGTGAACGTATTAGCAGTGAAACACGGCTTCAATGCAGTGATAATCCTGTGGAACGTATGGCTATTCGTAATTATGGTATTAGTCCACATTGTGGCGAGTACAAATATTATATGACAATTCAAGGAAGAGTAGTTGAAAGGAGAGGATATGCTTGCCAAAAAATGGATGGTACTTACGAAGTTGTGCCTCATCCTAGCGCATTCCAGCGTTAATGCTCAAAGTTGGGATAAGCCACATCATAATCCATTTGCGGGGCAGTTAAGTGGGACTGCTTGGTTTTTAGGAAAAATCTTTGAAACTAGAATGGATAAGGATGACCAAGCCTTTCACAGCCAAGCAGTTTATCATGCCCTCAATAATGCTGTTGAAGGTCAAGACGTAAGTTGGTTTAATGATAGAGCAGGAAGCCAAGGACTAGTTCGTATAGTTTACACTCATCCTGCTAGTGGAGGGTGGTGCCGCAGGCTACATAGTTATGTTATGTTTAAAAATATTACCAAAACCTACGAAGATACAGCCTGTTATAATACACATACAAATACTTGGAGTTGGATCACTAAATAATTTTGTATGAAATTAACCTTGGCTGATAAATTTATCGCCTGGCTTACTTTATTTTGCGGGTTGACGTTAAGTGCAGTAGCCATTTACTATTCTGTAGCAGGATTAGTAAGTATATTTGCCGCCGCTGTTGTGCCTATTATCATAATGGGCACTGTACTTGAAGTAAGTAAGTTGGTGGCGACTGTTTGGTTAAAACAGAATTGGTTCATTGCTCCTAGAGCAATTAAGGCCTACTTGCTTGCGGCCATATTTCTTCTAATGTTTATAACCAGTATGGGTATTTTTGGCTATTTGTCAAAGGCTCATATGGATCAAGGTCTAGTCAGCGGTGATGTCCAATCTAAGATCAGTGTATATGATGAAAAAATAAAAATAGCAAAGGAAAACATAGATGCTAATAGGCGAGCACTTAAACAGTTGGATGAAGCAGTGGACCAAGTTATGGGCCGCTCAACGACAGAATCGGGTGCGGAAAGATCAGTACAAATTAGACGCCAACAGGGTCCAGAGCGTCAAAGGCTTATCCGTGAAATTGAAACCGAACAAAAGAAAATTAGTAGCCTTAATGAAGAAAGAGCTCCTATTGCTGCGGAAGTTAGAAAGGTTGAAGCTGAAGTTGGTCCTATAAAATATATCGCAGCACTAATCTATGGTGATAATCCAGATGCTAATTTATTAGAATCAGCAGTACGCTGGGTTATCATTATGATTGTTGTGGTGTTTGACCCATTAGCCGTTATTCTTTTATTGGCCAGTCAATATAGTTTTGCTTGGTTTAGAGAAAAACAAGTGGAGCCTTTAAAAGAAATTATTAAAGAAAATACAGAACAAATTATAACAATAAGTGATAAGGTAGAGTTTGTACCGGCAAATAAAGAACCAGTAGAACAGAGTTATTTGAATAAAAAGGGAAATTATAAAGTACCAGGAGTAAAATTTCCTCCCCAAGTCTTTAAGCCCGAAGAGCCTAAAAAAGAGGAGGAAGCCATTGTTTCAACTGTAACACCTGATGAAGCATTTAAGACACTGCCTAAAGAATGGCCACCTGTAGCAGTTAAAGAAGAGTTAGCGCCTTTAACTCGAGAAGAAATTGATCAGCAATTAGATAATGATTTAAAAAATGTAAAGCAGGCTTGGAAAGCAGAAAACCCAGATAGGACTATTAAGCAACAAGAGCGTCTTAAAGATTTAGGTGTTATTGAAAAATTACCGTGGGAAGAAGAGGAACCAAAAAAAAAGTCGTACATGATAAAATCGGATCAAGAGCAGATAAAGAAAAACCGATAGATTATGTTCAAAATCAAGAGCAAACAGTAAATAGTCTATGGAATAAACTTAAACAATGAATGCTAAAATTAATCTAATTACACCGCCAGATAAACTTTTCAATTTAACCCCAGGAATATTTTTAATTAAACCCAGTAATCAAATTAAAATTCATTTCCAAGAGATACTAAGTAAGATAGATATTGATCTGAGTGTTTATGTTTTTGATCAAGATGATTTCGACATTAGTTGGTTACTAGACATATCCAATCAAGCAGATTTTATTATTGTAGATATTGATAATTGCGATGAGTTGACAAAGAAATTTATCAGTTTTATAATAGCGCAACCTAATGTTCACTATATAACTAATGATGCCACTACACCTTGGCATCTAATTAATAGAAATAGAATTTACAATTTAGACTGGATAGTTGAAAAATTCCATAACGAGGATGAGGATGAATCAGAAGATTAAAGGTACACATGTAATTTTAAAAGATGGCGAAGACATTAACCGAGCACTACGTCGTTTTAAAAATAAAATTGAAGAATCAGGATTACTTAAAACCCTTCAGAAAAAAGAGTTTTATGAAAAACCAACTACTAAACGAAAAAGAATGAAAGCAGCAGGAAGAGCAAGGTTTCTTAAAAAGTTAGAAAAAGAAGCACTTCCAAAGAAAAAATATTAATATTTTTGTTAACTGTATAAATAAAATTGTGCAATGCCAATTGGGTTGCATTATTATCTTGCTTATTAAAGGAGAGAACACATGAGCAAAGTCATCGGTATCGATCTCGGTACTACCAATAGCTGCGTTGCAGTCATCGAAAACGGAAATCCTAAAGTAATTGAAAACAGCGAAGGTGCAAGAACTACGCCTAGTATTGTTGCCTACACAGATGAGGAAATCCTAGTAGGAGCCAGCGCAAAACGTCAGGCTGTAACTAACCCAAAAAGCACTATCTATGCTGCCAAACGCTTAATTGGTCGTAAGTTTAAAGAACAGGCAGTGCAAAAAGACATTGACCTTATGCCATATGAAATTATGGAATCTAAGAATGGGGATGCTTGGATTCGTGCCAAAGGTAAAGAATTAGCCCCTCCACAAATTTCAGCAGAAGTTTTACGCAAAATGAAAAAGACTGCGGAAGACTATCTTGGCACACAGGTAACTCAGGCTGTTATCACTGTGCCTGCATATTTTAATGATAGCCAAAGACAGGCTACTAAGGATGCTGGACAAATCGCAGGACTGGAAGTGCTACGTATTATCAATGAGCCTACCGCAGCAGCATTGGCCTATGGTGTTGATAAGACAGACAAAAAAGACCGCAAGGTTGCTGTGTATGATTTAGGTGGTGGTACATTTGATATTAGTATTATTGAAATTGCTAATTTAGACGGTGATAAACAAATTGAAGTATTGTCTACTAATGGTGATACATTCTTAGGCGGTGAAGATTTTGATCAACGTATTATGGATTATCTTGTTGAAACGTTTAAGAAAGAACAAGGTGTTGACCTTACCAAAGATGTGCTTGCCTTACAACGATTAAAAGAGGCAGCAGAAAAGGCTAAAATTGAATTATCAAGCAGTCAACAAACTGATGTAAATCTTCCATATATCACTGCTGATGCTAGTGGTCCAAAACATTTAAACATTAAGATTACCAAGGCCAAATTAGAAAGCCTTGTAGAAGACCTAATTCAGAGAAGTATTGAGCCTTGTCGTATAGCAATGAAGGATGCTGGTGTTACACCTAGTGATATTGACGAAGTTATACTAGTTGGTGGTATGACTCGTATGCCTAAGGTAGTTGAAGCAGTTGAGCAATTATTCGGAAAAACACCACGTAAGGATGTTAATCCAGATGAAGCAGTGGCAGTAGGAGCAGCAGTGCAAGGTGCTGTATTAAGTGGTGACAGAAATGATGTTCTTCTACTTGATGTTACACCATTAAGTTTAGGTATTGAAACACTAGGCGGAGTAATGGCCAAACTTATCAATAAGAACACAACCATTCCTACTAAAGCCAGCCAAACATTTAGCACAGCAGATGATA